GAACCCGCAGCGAGAGGGGCAGAATGTGGCGTAAAATCCCTCTCATTTAGCGTAATTCGAACAGGTAGCCCTGGCCACGGACGGTGGTAATCACATCCTGCGGATACTGCGCCTGAATTTTCTTACGCAAACGGCCCATCAGCACGTCAATGGTATGGCTCTCGCGCAGTTCAGCATCAGGATAAAGCTGGAGCATTAAGGAATCTTTGCTCACCACTTTGCCATTGTTACGGATCAGCGTTTCCATAATGGTGTATTCGAAGGCGGTGAGCTTAATCACTTCATCATTGATTGCTAATTCCCGGCGGGAGAGATCGACCTGGAATGGTGGGATGGAAATAACCTGTGAAGCCAGCCCGCTGTTGCGGCGTAACAGCGCCTGCATGCGCGCCGCCACCTCTTCAATATGAAACGGCTTGGTGACGTAATCGTCTGCACCCGCGCTGAGCACTTCGACCTTATCCTGCCAGCCTTCACGGGCGGTCAGAACCAGAACCGGCAGGGAGACATCGTGGCTGCGCCAGCGGCGAATTAACGACAGACCGTCTTCGTCAGGCAACCCTAAATCGACAATGGCGATATCCGGCAGGTGTTCATTGAGATAATAATCGGCTTCTTTTGCATCTTCAGCATCGTCCACCTGATGTCCCATCTCCTGAAGCTGAACCTTCAGGTGATGGCGTAGCAATGCGTTATCCTCAACAACCAGTACGCGCATCATCTCTTCTCCCTAAATAATTGGTATGAATAGTTTAACGCTGATTATGGAGTTTGAAACCAGCGTCATGAAATTAAATGACTTTTTTAATACTCCCAATACCTTGGGGGCGTCCTGGGGGCACAGCTGTCGGCATCTGGTTGTTCAGCATGTTGACCTGGTCCTGGTTCATATCGCCGATCCACTTTGAATAAACCTCATACACCATGCGCGCATCCTCATGGCCCATCTGGCTGGCGATAAAGGAAGGGTTAGCACCGGCCATAAGCGTCCAGCAGGCGTATGTGTGTCGGGACTGATAAGGATTTCTCTCACGTATTCCCGAAAGTTTAGTGCCCCGTTTCCATCCATACGAAATCGAGTTTTTGGAAAAATAGCTCTCATTCACTGACGATTTCTTTTCCGGCGAAAACACGAACCGCAGATTTTGTGGCTCGGTTTTGCCGATTTCACGATAATGGAAAATGATCTGCTGTCTTGGGTTATTGCCTGTGATTTCGAACTGCTCCAGCAGCGCATCATGTGCAGGCTTAAGCAGGGTGATCGTTCGTATACCAGCATCAGTTTTCGGCGGCACAAACACCCGCTTGTTCGTCAGGCTTCTTGATACATGAATTTCACCTTTTCTCAGATCGATATCCTCCCACGCCAGAGCACAAATCTCGCCGGGCCTCATTCCCGTGTGGACGGCTACAATGATGATCAAAGCCAGTTTTCGGGGAAGGGCGGCAATTAGTGCCTGGTACTCATGAAGTAGAAGCGGATCGGGGTCTGCCTTAGATAGCTTCAGCCGGGACACGCCCTCATAAGGAGCGTGTAATATAAACTGACTTCGATTAGCAAGCTTCAGCATTTCTGATAAAACCGCCATCTGTTTATTGACTGTTGAGGGCGCGCGTCCCTTTTTAACCAGGTTAGGCATTGAAGGGTTTAATACGCTGCCGGTCAGCAGTTCTTTGCGGTAATTCAGGATATCGGCGTGCTGAATATCAGCCAGTGGAGTATTTTCTCCCACAACACGTTTCAGTGTGTTAACTGCAGATGTGATTGAATGAAGGGTAGCCCCCGACACCTCCAGAGCCTTTGTATCAATGAAAAAATCGCTCAGCTCATTAAATGTCGTGATCCGCTTTGTTGATGAAAACTTTTTCAGAGCCTTCGATTCAGGGAAGCGCGCAGCGTATTCGAACTGGCCGAACTGGATCTCACTCACGATGACTGCGCGAAGGTTTCCCGCCTTCTTGATGTTACTGCTGTTAACCACCCAGCCACGGAGAACTTCGCGGCAGCGAATGCCGCGATAGGTAAACGTGATTCTGATTTTTCCGTTATGAAGTTCAACGCCGGTTGGAAAGTTCATCATGCTTCCTGAATAAATCTATTAATCAGCGGAAAGTTGTACCAGACCAAAGCGCGCTTGCTTTCTCCACCGGGTACCGCGGGTACTCGCTTAAAATGAACCCCTTCAATCCAGCTTCCGAGGCGATAAGCTTTTATTTGCCTGTCATCCAGCCCCGTTTTCTCAGTTAGCCTTCCCGCCACCATCCACTCTTCATCGAAAATGATTTGCGCCATGCTTAACTCCATGACGCCGCCACGAGCACAATACCGTAGCGGCAGATAGTATATTGATTGTCAAAAATCACCGACCAAGGCCAGGGAGGCACATTAGATGCCTGGCACCGATCATTGCCGTTGCCACGTAACTACGGGGGCGGTTAACAACCTCAACCGTAATTTTTCTCCCTTTGAACTTGATGGTGTAAAAAGTCTGTTTGTCGCTGCGACCATGCTCGCCATATTTATCAAAATGGCATTTGAGCGCGGCGGCACATGCTGGCCCGCCGATGCTGTCTCCCTTGCTACGGTTAATCAGACGCACAGGAGCCTTCCTGATGGTTGATCACGCCGCGGGCAAGCCCGGCGGCCATAGCCGGTAATTCCTCATACTGATTGCAATATGCCGGGTTGGAACATAAGCCCTGCAGCGCTGCAATGGTCAGCTGTTGCTGGTAGTTAATCGATGAAAGGGGCGCGTTTGTTTCAGCTACTGGTTCGGGCTCGGCATCCGGCTTTGCAGTAACGGTTGGAGGATCGAGTGCGACAGATTTTGGTGGTGCCGGGCGGCGGTATTCCACGATCGCATCAAGCGCTATTTTCTGACGAACGCTGATATCGTCAGACCACTGTTCAAGAATCGTAGTAGCAACGTCCTGTACTTCTTCATCACTGAAATCAGGCGACAGACAGAATTCAGTCGAGGTGATATCTGCAATCAGTAACGGGAAAATATGCTCGATGTCTTTACCCGTGGTGGTGATGAGATTTTCGATATCATCCTGGTCACCGATGCTTGTGCGCCCGGACATCAGCTCGTTTAATGCATGGGCGATTTCAATCTCGCGAACACTTAGCGCTGGTGGCACTTCCTGTTTTTCGACTTCATTTGAGGGGGCGGTATTTATCAGTGCATCGACAGAAAAGACGCCTCCGCCCAGGTTCTCCACTTTCGGCTGGTCCGTGGGCTGCTGCACTGGCGCTGAGCTCTGAGCGAATGCCTCATTGAGATCTTTGTCTAGCTGCGCAGCTTTGGCAGGGCAAACTGCTGGTGGCTGAGTTTCGCCAGGTACAGGCGGTTTGGCTTCATCATTTTCGTTTACCTCAGGGGTGGCGCGGGATTTTGGGCGGCAAGCCGCATCAACCGTTTTCTGATCTGGGTGCGCGTGGTCAAATTCAACCAACTCGCGATTGATGTACTCGCGCAGCGCGACAGGATCTATCCAGAGTTCTTCCGGAGCCGATTTAATCAAGGCGATGATGGCTGCCCGGGAATAATCCAGAATACCGGGGGTGCCGCGCAGTTTTTTCCACCATGCAGTAAAGCGTGGGTCCTGTTCTGCTTCGGCCATGGCTTTCGCCGGAATAAATAATCTATTCGGGATCCAGTAAATATCGATCTCGTCGTACATGCCCAGAATCGCAACAGCAACCTCTATCTTCAGCGTAGACAGGTTGTGTGCCAGATCCGGGCTACGGTCTGTCTTGTTTCCTCCGCCCAGAGTGGAGTCAGTGTCCGTGCGGTTTTCTTCGGTGTTAGTGCTAGCAGGCTGAGGTCGCTTATCAATCGGCGTATCGATCCATTTAGTGATCTGCTTTTTAATGTCCGGCCACTGTGCAGATTCTTTTGTGTTCTCACGTACCCAGGCGAGTAATTGCTCCTGCCGTTCCGGTGCCAGGACCAGCGATCGTGTTTCTTTGGATAGTGCTTCGGCCAGCTCGCGGGCAAAGCTGGGTTCATCATCATTCTTCAGATCGACGATCTGGCCGTACTGCGCTGAAGTGATTCCAGGGACCGGGCCGAACAGTGCCAGACAAGCTGCCCGGGATGCCTGGTCGAACTGCGCAACGATTTTAATTTCTTCCTGTGCCTTATTATTCTCCCATTCCGTCCTTTCTTCAGATTCAGGCTGTGGTGCCGCAGCTGGTTCACCTGCATTCACATTCCAGATAGCCACTGTGTCGAAAAAATCAGGTGAGAACACATCAAGCTCAGGGCACGGTAAACCTTCGCGGTGTTCCCAGATCTTTACTTTGAAGAAATCATCAATGTGTTCTGGATGTTCTGCTGCCAGCTTGCCGAAAATAACGGCTTCAGCAATGGCTTTTGTGGCCGCATTAACAGCTGTGGCAAGCGGTTTTAAATCCGAATTTTTTTTTAATGCTTTATCCTTCGGGAAATAAGCACCGCCGAAAGTTTTTAATTCAATAGACATAATTACCTCTTAAATCTTTTGGGGGATGATGTTTAGCGGTATGGTTTACGAATAACGCGTTTTACAGTTTTTAACGCGTCACGCCTCTCTCTTTTTTCATTGCATTGCTCACATAAGTAAATCGTGCGCTTAAATGGATATATGTCTGTTTTCCTTTCGTGCATTTCCGATTTTTTATATTCGCGGCAGCAAACAGCGCAATGACAAATGATGTCATCCATATCAGTTAAGTAGTTGGCGTTTGTGATCGTAATAGGACATACCGCAGGCGTTCTGTGCTTCGGCGAACTTCACAGACAGCAAGCTAATGTGCTTAACAGCGCATACTGGACAATGAAACTCGCCCAACACATAGCCACCATCAAGCACAACGGTAACAGGGCCAGAGGATGGCAAATGAACCACGCCTGAAATAATCCCGTTAATATTAAATGTCGCAATTTCTTTGTTTACTATTGCCAGACCCATTTCAATGGTTGCTACTTCTAATTTCATTTCAGACACCTTGTTTTAGGTTGAGAGAATCCCTGCCGTTTAAGGCATGATTTTTAATCGTGCATAATTAAATGACAGTCAGGTTATTGCGTTTTATCGACGCTATTAACCTTCAGAGTTCAGGGTTGCCTTTTTGAGCAAGCAAATAACAAAGTTTTCGAAGTTTTATTTCAAACCAGTTAAGGCGGACTGCCTGTTGCCGCGATGGTTGACGATTAAAGTCTGTCATAATGAATCCCCTATAAGGTTATTAACAGCCATCTACAATTTCGATTGCCCACAACTGGAAGCGCATTCCGCCAGTTAACAAACCGATCCCCATCAGTGAAAAGAGGAATGCGCTTACATGTTGTGGACGATTCATCTGCCCTAGTCCGGCGGCGCCACCTCGCCAGAGCAGATGTAAAGGGCAGTTACGCTGCCATGCGGCTTATTGGTCTGTGCAGTTATTTCAAGTCCTGCATCGCGGGGTTTGCTCTCCGCCCCAGGTTCTCCCCGCTATGCTTTAGCGCGCAACCTGAGAAAACCGCCTTCAAGCCTTTGGCTTACGCCACATTCAAGAAACTGCCTGCACGAACTCGGAATAGCTCAGTGCTTCTTCACCCTCCGCCAGACTGTTGAAATACTCTTCGTATGCTTTTTCCATCTCGAACCCCTGTTTGCTGCTTTGCTTGGCTAATCACCCTTATCGCCGGGTAGGCGGAACGTTTACTGATTACTGCTGTTAAGTTTTGATAACGCTGATTGTTATTTAAACCTAACAAATCGTCAAGTATAAATTTAGCAAAACCTAACAGGAGGGGTGCGGAAAACGCAAAAAGGCCGCTGTTGGAGCGGCCTATGAGTGTGAAAATTATTTGATGTCGAGGTTTTTGAGGATCTGCAGGATTTCTTCTTTGCTTTTGGTTTTTATGAGGTCATTGAACGTTTCATCATAGTCCTTGACCTTATCCCGCAAATTGATGATGTGTTGTTCTTTCTCTGCATTAGGAAGCTTGTCGAAGAGCTCTAGAAGCTGATGCTGCTGTGGGGATAACAATCTGTAGGATTCGGCTGGTGGTGGTTCATACCCCTCATCACCCTTAATAATCCAGCCCGGCTCTACGTTCAGTGCTGCAGCTAGTTTGAATAGGTTATCGCCTCTCGGTGAGGTTTCATCACGTTCCCACTGAGAGATTGTGACATGGGCAACCCCAGCCTGTTTACCTAGGCTGCGCTGGGTATATTTCAAGGCAGAGCGTCGCTCTTTTATACGCTGACCGATCGTTTTCATAGTTCGGAAATCCTAACGCGCATTGACTCTTGTTTCCTTAACATATAAAGTTAGGAAAACTTACCAAGGAGAACCCAATGAAAACCGAAGATGTAATAAAACACTTTGGGAAAAAAGCCAATGTGGCGAGAGCTCTCAACATTGCTCGATCCTCTGTCAGTGAATGGGGGGAGTTGGTCCCTGAACGACGAGCCGCGCGACTGGAAAAGATAACGGGTGGTGCATTGAAGTACGACTCAGTTTTGTATGAGCACAAAGATAACCCAAAAGATTCAAAGGAGTCTGACTGATGGAAATCAAAAAACTAGCATGTGAGCTGGAGTCCTGGGCTCAGGAAAAGGGCTGGAAGACGGTTACACAGCTGATAACCCCGCATCACTTTGGTGATCTGCTTCAGCCATTGGATAACGTTACGAACCCAGACGAGTACGCGCGCCGACTGCATAACAACAAGCAGATTATTCAGCGTGCATTCCGCAACGATACGCCTAACTACCTGAAACAGGCGGAAGCCCTGAGCTATGCCATCCGTACCGCCATTGATAACGAGCTGGAGCAGAAAGACTGCATGCTCTACCGGGCTGCCAGGGTTAACAAAGAGTGTATAGAAGCCACCAACGCGGTATTCACTGGGAAACCGCAACCGGTAATCCGCCGCGAGACTTTGGAAGCAATCGACGCGCTGGCGCAGCTGGTCGGCGTCAAAGTGAAGTTGGTTCCTACTTGTTCAAACGTAGTCTAGTTCAGCTGTATCGAGGTGTTCTATGAGCATGGAACTGATGGTTCAGGCGATGAAGGTCAAGGTAGGAAACCCGCTTCGTAAGCTGGTCCTGCTTAAGCTGGCCGATAACGCAAGTGACCAGGGCGAATGCTGGCCTAGCTATCAGCATATCGCTGATCAGTGTGAGATCAGCCGTCGTTCCGTCATGAATCATGTTGCCGCGCTTTGCGAGTCTGGACTGATGCGAAAAGAAACCAGATCGGGGCCGAAAGGCAATGGCAGCAATTTCTACCGACTAACCCTGAGCGGTGCAAATACCAGTGCGAGGGTAGTGCAGGAGATTCACCATGATGGTGAAGCAAATTCACCAGTAGCTGGTGCAGGAAATTCACCAGATGGTGCAGCACATTCACCAGGGGATAGTGAAGGAGATTCACCCAGAATCAGTCACTCTTCTGAACCAGTCAAAGAACCAGAAAATAATTCTCGTCAGGATGCTTCGCAGTCCGACGGGAAGATTTCAAAAGCTGAATTTTTAAATCGTCATCCGGAAGCAGTGGTTTGCAGCCCTGCGAAACGCCAGTGGGGCAGCCAGGAAGATTTAACCTGTGCGCAATGGATTTGGAAGCGCGTGCTGAAACTCTACGAAGAGGCTGCAACCTTTGACGGTGAAATCGTTCGTCCGAAAGAGCCGAACTGGACAGTCTGGGCGAATGACATTCGTCTGATGCGCACCCTTGATGGCCGTAGCCACAAGCAAATTTGTGAAATGTTCAAGCGCGTTCAGGGTGATACGTTCTGGGTTCGCCAGGTTAAATGCCCGGCCAAACTCCGCGAAAAATGGGATGACCTGATTATCCGCCTGTCGGCACCGGGCGCAGGGCATTACCAGGCTGGTGGACGGGATATCAATCAGATCTCCCGTCCAGATAACACCGTTCCGCCAGGATTCAGGGGGTAAGCATGCAAAACGCAGGTTCGATTCTTGATCGCCTTCGCCGTGTAATTCCGGCAGGCATTGAACCCAAATTCAAAAGCGCAGCTGAGCTTATGGCCTGGCAGCGCGAAGAAGGGCAAAAACGCGCAGCTGAGATTGACAAAATCAACCAGCAGGCGCGGGCAGAGAAAATTTTCGGGCGATCCGGGATCCAGAACCTGCACCGCAGCTGCAGCTTCGCAAATTACACGGTGGAGGGAGAAGGCCAGCGCCATGCGCTGAGTATGGCAAAGAGTTATGCGCAAAATTTTGGTAATGGCTTCGCAAGTTTTGTGTTCGCCGGGAAGCCAGGGACGGGCAAAAACCACCTTTCAGCGGCCATCGGCAATTATCTGCTGAAACAGGGACGAACAGTTCTGATCGTGACGGTTCCCGATCTTACGCTACGGGCCCGTGCCTGTTATGACGAAGGGCAGTCTGAAGCTGCGTTGCTGGATGACCTCTGCAAAGTGGATCTGCTGGTGCTTGATGAGGTCGGCATTCAGCGTGATAGCCGTGGAGAAAAAGTCTTGCTGAATCAGATTATCGATCGCCGCCTGGCCGCTATTCGCCCGGTGGGCGTGCTTACCAATCTGAATTACGAAGAGCTGGTGGATACGCTGGGTGAGAGGGTGATCGACCGCCTGACTATGGATAACGGCGTGTGGGTCAATTTCAACTGGGATAGCTTCCGCGGAAACGTTAGCCATCTTCGGTTTGCTAAATGAGTTTTGAGGAGAAAATTATGGAATCAGTAATCGACGCTTTAAAAGCCATAGGTAAAGCAACCTATCTCGATGTTGCTGCTCGCCTGGATATCGAACCCGTAGAGGCGCTTAAAATGCTGCGGGAGCAGAAAGAAGAGGGCTTGTGTGATTTCTTCGATGGGTCATGGTCAGTCGGTACCGCGGAAGAGCAGAAACCGAAGCGTATCAGACCAAAGCAGGTCTCGCCGCTGGTGGAGAGGGTGTTGTCAGCAATGCAGGGACAGGGGGCTATGAGCGCCAACCAGATCGCCGAAAAACTCGGAAAAGGTTCGCGAGCCCTGAATGCTTCGCTGGGTGCAATGTGCAAGGACGGTCTGGTCCTGCGCCATGTGGACGGGAAAAACATCACCTGGAGTCTGGTGGGGGAACCGGTAATACAGTCTGAACAGCAGGTGCCCGCAACAGCGGAAGCCAAGGCCGCATCGGCCCCGGAAAGCAAAACCCTGGAAGAAATTATTGGGGATATCCCGGCTTTCGCCAGCCGTCCGGATGATCTAATTATTCCTTCATCGCGCTATATCTCGACCGAAATCCGCCGCACGAAAGCAAAGCTGGCTAACCTGCAGCGTCTGCAGGGTGCCGTTCGCGAGCTGCGTCGCCACAAACATCTGCTGCAGGGGATGGGAAATGACTGATTTACCGAAATGCCCTGTATGTGGCATGTCTCCTGCACTGAGGGTTCGCAGCCGGGGAATGAACTGGGGATCCGCAGAAATTAGGTGCTCTAACGGTTGTTCAGAATGGCGAGTTGGATTCTCTTTTCCGCCAGGAGGGGAGAGGGAGGCTCGAAGAGAGCTTGAAGATAACTGGCGTAAGCTTGTGGAAAAAACTTAACGCTTTAATTGTAATATTTGCTCTTATGCATGAAAAAAGGTCAACAACACCGACAAAATGGATTGTCTAGCAAATCTGCAATATAATTATTCCATTATTCAATCCACTGACTAAACTCAGAGGGACAAGTTCCAAACACAGGGTAGGTGATATGTCTATGAAGCAAGTTGAATCAAGGGATATGACAAATATTGCGGCAAAAAGGATGTATTATATTTTTCTTGTCGGGGTTATACCTTTGATTCTGATTTTTTTATCATATACGAACAACCAAGGGAGCGATTCTCTAACTTATTTATATGTGTTATCTGGTAAAGTTCCTGAGTTGATTTCAGCCAATAACCCAATATTAAGTAGTGTTATGAGTTTTTATGTTAAAATCGCTCCTTTGTTAGGTGTTTTGTTTTTCTTGATTGCACGGAGGAAATTAACTTTAAAAACCAACTTTTCTTTCACAAAAGGTATTTTGGCTTTTATGCTATTCACCGTGTTTTATATTGCAATTGTTTATTATTTGTTGGTTTCGAACGTGGAGCTAACTGAATCAGGAAGATTGTTGAGGCTTTTATCAGAGAACGATTATCTTCTTACTGTTTTTTTTGTTAGCGTATTTTATGTATGTTATATCCTCACCTGCTATTACATCAGCTATGCTTATGCAGTTTTCTTGATTTTAATGTTAAAAATTAAGCACCGGTGATAGCTAAGGGGCAGATAACATCTCTGCCCCTTTTAGGTTAATGAGCTGGTCTGATTATTTCATTGTTGATTTTATCAACGATTTTATCGTCAATTAATGAAGCCAGGTAACTGATACCGATAATTCCTGCAATTGTTAATGCAGTAATAGGTAGTCCGACGGTTGTCGCAACAAAAGATGCCAGGGCGCCAAAGATTCCCATAGCTACACCGACAGCAATACCACTAATAACCCAGGACTCTACCTCAAGCATCAATGGACCCCAGTTTCCTGTTTCATAGCCTTGGATGCTTTTCTCTCGGATTTTTTCGACTTTGATCACCATATCTGCAGCCTTAAATGCTTTGCTTAGATTGCCGAGTTTGTTTGCCATGTCACTTGCATTCAGGCTTTTCCAGGCGTTAACAATCGCAGTTTTATCACCTTGATTTATTTTCATCCCCGGATTAGCAATAATCTTATTCAGAGAGGCCATTGCATCATTGTAGTTACGAATTGTTTTACCTTGGAAATTTTTAACGTTACCTGCAATTTCCCTTGACACATCCTTATATTTTTGGCCCAAGTAACTACCAACTTTTTCCCCCATGTCAGCAATAATTTCGCTGGCTTTTTGTAATGCTTCAATTTGATTATCTTCATCGAGCATCTTCTGGACATTTTCGCGCAAATTACCCCGGGCTGCTTTTGGTATACTTCCATCCCGCACTGCTTGTTCATATAAGTTCTTAAGCGCTTTCCGGGAAACTTTATCATTGTAGCCATAGTACTTTGCCGTCCTATCCCAGGTAGATGGAGCGCTCGTAGTGCTATTTCCATTTTGATTCTGGGAGTTATTACTACCAGACTGTGAACCTGAGTTACCACCATTACCACCAGAGCCTTTACCTGAATGACTGTCTCCTCCGGAAGTGATAGCAATTGCACCACCGGCAGAAAATACTCCAGCCGCATCACCTCTGTTAGCAGCATTCACCTGTGCACTGTTGTTTGGGTCAACAGAAAATCCATTAATATTCTGTGTACGGCCACCATTCCCACCATTTCCCGATGTACCGGAATTACTGCCAGAACTAGAGTTACCGATGCCAGGATTTTTGCCGCCACTGAACGCATTGTTGTGTGCGTTGTCGCCACCATTACCACTCATAGTTAATTCCTCTTTGACGATTAAAAGTTAGATAAAACTGCATATAAACAACTGTGTATATATACAGTGATTCGAATCCTACGCCCCTGTTTTGACCCTGTCAATGACAGATTTTGGGGTATGACTGTGAGTGAAAAATCCTGATAAGCTACTGATGGGAATGTTTTTTACTGGAATGGAGATCTCCATGAATAAATCTACCGGAGTATTCGTGTGTGCATTGTTAACATCATCCTTGATGAGCAGCGCATGCACCCCTCAAACAAGTGCAGAACGCCATGCACGCCAGTATGTATATGCTGCAGATGACGGGTTTGACCCGAATGTACGCGTTATAAAAGCCGACAGTATTAAGATGGCGGTGCCATTCTTTAAAACTTTTCATGATCTGGGAGCAAAAGACCGCTCATCAGGCATGTCTGTAGAGGACGCTAACAAGCGTGCAGATAATATTCGTAGCGAGTCATTTCTGAACTCCATTCAGAGTGAAACAATTTTCGCGGGCACTCGTTATGTCGATAATAAATCATGGTCTGCTAAACAGCGTAAAGCCATGAGCGACGCTATCTCTGAAGCTTACATTGATGGCTATGAAGGAAGAATGTGAGTAGTAATAACAGAACATTTCGGTACCAGTTTCTGCATTACTTTCACGAACACACGTGGTTGTAGCTCACTAACGTAAAAGTTTTAGTTAGAGATGATTTTGTATGGTTTCTCTTGAGTTAAAGAATGGAGTTTAATGCTTTTTTATTAATCACTTACCCGCTTATGCGGGTTTTTTTGACCCAAATTCTTGACCCTCATTTTTTTAGTGATACTGTATGGATATACAGTTAGCGTTAGGGGGTTATCATGGGTTTTCAATCACCAGCATTAGACCTCGCAGAGCAGATACTCACTATTACCAACCTTTGCGGTCATGGCGACAACTGCCGAACTATCGAAACACCAGCCGGGTACGCGATAATGAATATTGCCAGAACGCCTGGCGTTGGCGACATAGTGCTGATTTGTTTCTGCGGAAGACTGGACTTTGCCACAGTGCAGGGAAACACTCTTATCACAACAGATGGTGAGGCTATTGAAGGTGATGCGCTTGATGATGCCGATGTGCTTGGCGTTGTAACTCACCTGCTAAATAAAATAACTGACACTGATGACAGACCAGTTATTTAGCAAACAACGACTGCTTCCTGTGTATTGATTGCCGATCGGTTAGACAGAACAATTAAACGAAATTGCTCTTTCTAACCTATTAGACGTCTGGTTAGCGGAACCCTTAATGAAATCAGCATGCAGGGAGAAAAGGACCGCCCCCGCAAGGGGAAATCCATTATAGGGATGTGCCCATGAAATTGAATGAATTTGCCGCCGGTCTCACCAAAGACGGACTGCTTGTTTTATGTCTTAGCGATGGTGAAATCACCGACTACCTGGTGACCAGTAATGCCTTGCGCACCCTGATTCGCCGGGAAGGTGACAGACTTTCATCCCAGGTTCTGGGTGATGAAGACCGGGTTGTAAACCTAAACTCCTTGCGAAATGACCTTAAGGTTCTAAAGCCATAAGTGTTGATTTATAATAATCAAACGGGCTGAACACCCACTGATTACTGCGCCAACCTGAGGAATCAAAATGGCGCAGAGCATTACCCTAAACAACACTCACCGCCCGTCTGTGTGCGGTGTTTCTGCTTATGCTGGTGGTCCAGCATGAAGAAAGCAGATAGCCTCCATCTTTCGCGTGTGGCCGCATTGGGCTGCATCGTGTGCCGCAACCTGAACCTGGGCGAAACGCCTGCGGAAATCCACCATATCCGAACAGGGCAGGGCACAAGCCAGCGCGCTGACCATCGGAAATCAATCCCCCTATGCCATATGCACCATCGCAACGGCGGTTATGGTGTGGCGATTCATGCTGGCCGCCGCGCCTGGGAAATGAAGCACGGCACTGAAACAGAACTGCTGGTGCAGGTGCTCTATCTTCTGGGTGAGGGCGCCGATGCCTAAATACATCATTACCCCAGTCGGAAAACCCCGCATGACTCGCCGCGATAAATGGAAACAGCGCCCGCCGGTGTTGCGTTATCGCATGTTTTGCGATGAAGCCCGCCTTCATGGAATCCAGGTACCGGAGAGCGGCGCCCATATCACATTCGTTTTGCCGATGCCGCCGAGCTGGAGCAAGAAGAAGCGCGAAGCTATGGACGGTCAACCCCATCAGCAAAAGCCAGATCTGGACAACTTAACAAAATCTCTGTTGGACGCCTTGTTTGAGGATGATTCCCACATTTGGGACGCCCGGACATCAAAAGTATGGGGCGAAACCGGAATGATAATTATCGAGGATATTGGAGAGAAAAATGCGTGATATGTACGAGGTAATGGACCGCTGGGGGGCATGGGCTGCAGCAGATAGCAGTGGAGTCGATTGGCAACCAATAGCTGCTGGTTTTAAAGGTTTACTGCCGCACGGTAAAAAGTCACGTCTGCAATGTGATGACGATGAAGGAATCATGATAGATGGCTGTGTTGCACGTTTGCGGAAGTGTAAGGCAGAAGAGTATGAGCTCATTATCACTCACTTTGTAATGGGTGTTTCGTTAAGGAACATAGCTAAAAAACGAAAGTGTTCCGACGGAACAATCAGGAAAGAACTTCAAACAGCGCTCGGATTTGTAGAAGGATGTTTGTCCATGTTGAGAGCTTAAGATTATTTAGCTCGGGCTTTTTATGTTTAGAGAGCCCGAGGCGTAATCTTGACGAAGAGTTGCAATTCTCATTTTTGTTTGGGAGTAAACAGCCCGTGCTTTGGTTTTCGTCTCGTCATCACAATTTTCATCTTTAATGATCGCTAATTGCTCTTTTAGATCTTTTTTCAAAGCAGATCTCCAGGATACAACAGCCTGGGGTTCCATCCAGCGATTGTAAGCATAAATGCCTAGCCAGGATATGAGCGAACTGATAAAGGGAACGAAAAGGGCAAAAATTTTACCCCAGTCTCCAGGCAAATAGCTGGACACTCCGATTAAAATAGAACCAAGACTGGCAGTTGAGCCTACAGCGGCTTTGACACCAACAGCATTATCATGGGGAACGGTGCTCATCGTGTCACCTTTTTTGCAGCATTTAGTTGCTGAACCAAAGGTGATTTAGAGTCGAGTTTTACCTCAGTCTCTTTGATTATCTTACCGTTTTCCATAAACTGAATTATGAGAGTCTCTCGCTTCTTAAGCTTTCCAGTTAGAAAGTATGAGAAAGCACAGGCGAGGCGAAACACAAACGGAGAAAGGGTCAAAAGCCCCATCCATCCTATAAATTGTGCAATGGTTTGAATCGCCTCGGTTTCGTTCACTTTACAAAATCTTCCTGTCAGCTGATGCTCTGTGGCGTATAACTCGAGTAATAATATACTCAGTTTTTTGAGTTCTGGCTGTAGTTTTCGAGACTATTGAAAGCGCCACCTCAAACATATCACCTTTGGTAAAGCTCTTTTCACTATCTTCTACTCGCGCCATAAACGATGCATCATCCATACGGACAGCAATCTCCTTTCCATCATAGAGCATCCTCCAGCCACGGCTTGACCCAAAGTTCACCTGAGTAAGTAGAACATTTGTTGTGATAGTCTCCGTTTTCTCACTAGATAGCGATGCTTTCGGCAGCGGGGTGAAGTCTAAAACCTCTTCATCCTTAAACGATACTACCTCTTCATCTTCAACTTTAATTTTAAAAGATGGTTTGTCTTCTGCATTGAGAGGCTGAGTTATGATTTCATTCATAGCCTGACGGATCACTGGATCTGAAACCAAACGGGCTACGTGCTTATCAGCCTGAATCTCTTCTCCATCTAAGAGAATCTTGGCTCTGTCAGTGTTAGTATCACTATCAATACCAAGAATTCTCTTGTCCTTAAGTTTCCTGACAATTCCAAAAGCTGACCCACCTACGATCGAGGCAGACGCGGCGCTTAAACCTAGATATTTCATTACTTCGAGAGCACCAGAGCTTTTGATAAGGAGTGCAAACTCAATGACTAAAGAGCCTTTTTTAGCTGGAGCAGTAACCTCTAGTTCAAGTGTGCTTTGACTATTGATTATGTCATCTGCGCGATTAACCATTTTGGCAAACTCAACAATCGACATCCCCAGGTCATAAGCATTCATTTTATGCTTATCAAGGTCAGAACCTTTCGCAGCGCCATAGTGCACTGTAAAGCGTTTTACTTCTTGCTGTGCGGTCATTACCTTTTTCCTTTGGTAATAATATTATTGGTAAATCAACCGACAATCAGAACAATGCGGATGATTTTCTGAAGAGTACAAAAAAGCTCACGCGTACGCAAAAACTATCGTAAGCTGTTAAGAGTAGTCTCTTCGAAATCTGCTTAAGCACCTCTTTCAACTCCAAAAAAGCGATCTTTATCAAAGATATATCCACAGTGCTTTGCTATTGCTGTCCTTCAGCTAACGCAAGGAGGAGCTGTATGGGTATTTGTGCTGTCTGTGAATGTTCTTTGAACGATTCACAAGAAGCTGTGCATAAAGGTGTAGACTATAAATCTTGCCCAAAATGCTCAGCAAATGCTGGAGTTCATGTGTTTTATAAAACTGAAGACTTTGGGTACAGGGATATGGGAGATGGTAGGCACATTGTTCAATCGTGGTGTCCTTCTTGCCGTTCTGGGGAAAACCCATCTATTCCTGAAGCGTTCAGATGTAAGTGACGATAATAATTTTTACAAGGCTGCCATTAGGTGGCCTTTTTTGTGTTTCCCCTCATTCTGAGAGGACTCGCGGCAGTAAGAGGGAGCTAAAAGTCCGATCCTGACTATTGAAGCGACAGGTAGTCTTTTATTCGCTCAATTGAGCACAAAAAAGAGCGGAGAACGACATCACTCCTCTCCGCAATAACGACTCCATCTCATGCCCGTTTGTCTTTCTTTTATCCACAAAGAGGTATAACCATGACTTAATGTAAATGGTAACACTTAAAAACTATTTTAAAAGTTAATTATTTTTGTGCCAGTTGGCTCTTCTTAAGGATTGTTTAATTTATTGCACTCCTTAGGAGAAAGAAGCTCTGGAAAGTATCAAACATCAAAAGGCCGCCGTTTGGCGGCCTTTTTTATTTCTAGTAACAGCACCCGCACATTGCGAGGTGAGAGACCATGAAAATGAATGATTCAGGGAACATCTTCACGCAGTTCTTCGCGTGGGTAGCAGCTCTGGCTTCTGCCATTGGATTTACCACTCAGGATCTGGTGTTCATGTTCTTTGGCGCTGCTGGTTTGCTTATCTCGCTTGCCTCCTACATCAACGGGCGTGTAGATGCACACCGCAGGCGTAAAGAGGATGAGAAGCGAACAAAAATGGTCAATGACTACCTGAAAGGCGTTGGTGACAAACCGCTTCACGAACGTCCTGCAGCTGCAAGCGTGGTTGTAGAGGCATTACAAAAGGAAGGTGAGTGATGGGAACCAGAGCTAAATTGAGTGCTACTGTTCTGGGATTGGTACTCGCTGGTGCGCCGGCATCCGTCATTCTCGATCAGTTTCTGAATGAGAAAGAGGGTAACAGCCTCACGGCGTACAAAGATGGCGGAGGTATCTGGACTATTTGCCGCGGCGCCACGATGGTTGATGGTAAACCAGTTGTGCAGGGCATGAAATTGACACAGGCGAAATGCAATCAGGTGAACGCCATCGAACGCAATAAGGCACTTGCGTGGGTTAACCGTAATATTACGGTACCGCTTACCGAACCGCAGAAGGCGGGAATCGCATCTTTCTGCCCGTACAACATCGGGCCGGCTAAGTGCTTCCCTTCCACGTTCTACAAGCGCATCAATGCCGGTGACCGCCACGGAGCATGCGAGGCGATTCGCTGGTGGATTAAAGACGGTGGCCGTGATTGCCGACTAACCAAAGGCCAGAAGAATGGCTGCTATGGGCAGGTCGAGCGACGGGGCCAGGAAAGTGCGCTGGCGTGCTGGGGGATAGACCAGTGAGCCGATTAACAGCAATCATCTGCGCTGTCGTTATCTGCCTGATGGTTTCCATGGCCTGGGCGATTGAGCACTACCGCAACAACGCCATCATCTACAAAGAACAGCGCGATGATGCCACTGAGAAGCTCAGCTTGGCGAAAGCCATTATTAAAGATATGCGGACCCGCCAGCGCAATGCTGCGGAACTGGATGCGAAATACACTGGAGAACTTGTAGATGCCAAAACTACTATCGAGCAGCTTGAGCGCGATGTTGCTTCTAACAAGCGTCGGCTGCAGTTCAACGCTACCTGCACCAAGAGCGGAAATGCCGCATCCAGCGGCGTGGGCGATGCTACCGGCCCCCGACTTACTGACTCCGCTGAACGGAATTATTTCACTCTCAGAAATCGAATCGTTACAGTGACGAAGCAGGTAGGATATTTGCAACAATACATAAGAGACCAGTGTCAATAATTCGGAAAAATCTGCTAGAAAGCATTGCCATTTTGTTGGGGGCGGGCTAATAATTTATCCTTTATCTAACGGAGATTAATCATGAAAATAATTAGTGTAAATGAAGATCTTACCAGTTCAGAGCCTTTTATGGGAGAGCGCTATTTCGAATTGGATGGTGTCCCTGACACTGAATGGATTAATGTTTTTACAGAACTTCATCGACAGGAACTAGACCTAATGAAGCGTAGGGTGCGGATTCAAAACACTTGGATAGTTGTCCAGTGCCCCATGGAAGAAATGCAACATCAAATCGACTCATTAAATGTAATTTGCAAAAAAACTACTGAAGCGATCGAAGCTGCTCGAGTCCGCAAGGAAGAAGCTGAATCGCAACGGCTTGGGCTTGAGGCCGAAAAAAAACAAAAAGCAAGCGACCATTTTAAAAGCTTAAATTTTAATAAAGAGTAGTCGCATTTCCTCAGGCACTTATATCGTGCCTGTAGTGATGCATTCGAATTCTTGAAGCTATATCATGGAGTTTTATGAAAATAGATCATGAGTATCTCAAAGGCTTATTAGAAGCTTTTGAGGCATCTGAAGGCCCACAGACGGACATAAATAAACTTAAACGTCAGGGCTTCGATTACTCTACTGAAACTTTCCTTTTTCACATGCGTTTGTTGGATGACCGAGGTCTGATATGCCAGAGTAATGGTTCAAGTGGATTTGGTGTTGTTGAATCAATAGACGGCTATTTTTCTTGGGCTGTGGTGCCATTACGGCTAACCGCAGACGGTCATGATTTCCTCGAAGCGATAAAAAACAAAGAGGTCTGGAGTACAGTTAAATCTGGATTTAAAGATGCCAGCATGGGAACGCTCGTGGATGTTTCTAAACGCTTACTGGACGGATTTATTCAGAAAAAAATAGATAGCATTCTCGGATAGATGGTTATTGTAAATCATTGATTATTATTTGTTTATAAAGAAGCCTCGCTCAAGTGAGGCTTTTTAATGCGTTGTAGTCAGGCGCGGCGTTATGAGTTAAGTACCGAGTGTGATGATGCCCTCCTTCAGGTGTAGCCAAGGCTTCGCGGGTCCTTTTCGGCAATCCACCCTGTTACGGGGCGGCGACCTCGCAGGTTCTCTCTATTTATGAAAATTTTCAGGATTTTGTCTTTTCCGTTCTTCTTCTTGCTAATCATCTGTCTTTGCTGGATATAACCCACCACAAGAAAGGAAGTGTTAAAGCCTGGTAGTAGTCATTTTACCCGGCATGGTTTCCTTACCCTGTGTTTCGCCTGGAGTTCGTCATGGAGGTCAATAAAAAACGCCTTTCAGAGATTTTTGGTGTCA